TCCAGGACGTTTCTGTTTGATTAGCTCTGCCTGAACAGCAGCGCCAAGCATCTTGCCGAGCTGTCCTGCCTGATCAGAATCACCCTCAACACTAGAGCCAGAGGCATCGACGTTCACAGTTACGTTAGCCCCGCCCAAGACACTGTTTGGCGCGATGCTGCCGGTCCTGCCTGGCGTGAATAGTTCAGGGCCACGTTCGCCAACCAAGAAAGACCGTCCCCCGGTAACCGTGCCACCGCTAGCCATGCCGCCGCCAAAGAGCTTAGTGAAACCGCCACCAAGACCGCCCAGCAGTGACTGCACGCCAAATTGTAGAAGTATTTTTGAAAGGCTTCTCAACGTATCTGACGCAACCTCAGCGAGCGACTTAGTGCCCTCGACAGCAGCAGTAAGGGAATCAACAATCCCGCTTGAAATGGTCTCCCCGATGGATCTGTAAAGGGAGTTCATTTTCTCTGCTTGCTTTTCTATCTGCGCGTCAATCATTTCTCCCTGCTCAAAAATTGCCTTCATGCCGTCTAAATTCACCTTATTAAGTGTGGCTGCTTGAGCAATTTTTTTGCTCATTATTGATGCCACGTTTTCTAAATGATCATTTTCAGCCTTTTCGATCGCACGGGCTTCTTGCATTGGAGGCAGTTGAGCTTCGATAATTCTTTGAAATTCAATTTCTTTCGCTAAACGTGATTTGGCAATTTCATCGGTTGAAAAACGCAACGCCTCCTGCATTTGCAGCAAAGCATTCATTTCAACGGTCAGCTCTTTTTGCTTGCGCAGTGTCTTTGTGCGGTCGTCGTCCTTGTCTTTGCTTGTAGTTAAGTCAGGCGCAGTGACCACCTCAGGAGTGACCTTGGGCTTGCTAGCAGCGTCTATTTCTTTCAAACGCTCTTGCATTAAGCGCATTTGAATTTCATCAAAAGTACCTTCAAAAAATCCACTTCTGCTGAACTGCTGCGCCTGCTTGATAATTCCTGATAAACCTTTGCCGCCAGGGCCTGTGCCTTCAAAAAGCTCGCGGGCACCCTGAACATTTGTAGGGAATCTGCCTTGCTCAATGTCTCTTCGTGCAGACACTGCTCCTGGTTGTGTAGCCGCAATAATTAAACTGTTAATTTCACCAATAGTAAGAATGGCTAAATCAAGAATGCCTTTTATGGCTGGGGTTAGTATCTCTCCAAGCTTTCGCGCAAGTTCTTCAACACTGTCAATTAACGTGCTGAACTTGCCCGCTAATGTGTCTGACTGCGAGATTGCACCGTCGGCATACATGCCGCCAGCGTCAGTCAATTTCTTAAGCGCAAATTCTGCTGCTTCAGCACTTATCTGGCCCTTCTGTAGCGCCTTGCTAAATTCTTCCCCGGTCAAGTTGTACTCTTTTTTCAACACTCCGGCTAAATCAACGCCGCGTTCTTGCAGCTGCAGTAACTCTTCTGTTTGAAGCTTGCCCTTCGCTTGGATTTGACCAAACGCTGTCGTTATGCCTCCAAGGTCTGCGCCAGTTGCACCTGCGACATCCCCCAAACGCTTTGTAATATCAACCAGCTTTGAAGTCTCAACCCCGAAAGCTTTCAAGCGTTTAGCAGTGTCAATCAGCTCGGCGCTAGTAAATGGCGTTACTGCGCCAAACGCCTGAAGCTCCCCAATAATTCCCTTAGCAGTGTCTAAGGAACCTGTTAAAACTTGCAGGCTTCTGGTTTGCTTTTCAAGTTCTGCTGTTTTAGCGAAAACAAATTTACCTGCGCCAACAACTGCTGCAGCAATAGCTAGTTTTTTAACTGCCCCTGTTAAAGATGCAACCCCACCTGCTGATTTTCTAGCACTATTGCCCACCGCAACAAACCTTCCCTTTGCACCTCTCAGGCGGCCATTTGCATCCCTTACAGCTCCTTCCAGCTTGCGAGTTTCTGACGTAACCCTTTTCAAAGGGTTGATGGCTTTGGCGGCGTCAACGATTAGCTCAATGGAAGACCTAGCCACAACCGCCTCAGCACTGCCCCAATCTTACCGCTGCTTCATTTTTGCGCGATCCATTGCTTTCTCCTGCTCCTCATTCTTGATCTCGTAGAACGCAGCAAAATAAACAAGCTCCGCGTCGGTTAGTTCCGTGCGAAGCCTGCTGACTGTCATGCCAAGCTCGCAGGCCAGGTGAAACTCAAAAAGAGTCCACTTGTCCTGCCTTAATCGTTTTTTGCGTCGTCAAGGTCCGATTCTTCGCCTAGTCCGAACAAGAACAGCTCAACCTCATTCAGAACCGACTCCGGCAGCTTGCGTTGCAGCTTTTCTACGTCGGCAGCCGCGAAAGCCTTTGTGCCATCCTCTAGCTCTGCCATTTGACAAAGCATTTGCGTGCTTATGTCCAATGCAGCATCAGTTCCTGCCAAGCTTGAGGCTTTCTTGCGGTCAGAGCGTGTGATTGGTTTGAAGTACAGATCAACAACCTTGTCGCCCTTTTCGTCTTTTAACTCAAATTTACGGCGCTGGTTGAGATCAAACGACCCAACCAGCAAGTCAACCGTACGTTCAGTAGCAGGCATTTAAGCGACACATTTGCCGCTTCAATATAGCCTCCCTACTGGAGGTTGGAAGTGATAGTGCCACTGGTGATAAAGCTGCAAGAGGCAACTACAAGTTCACCAACAGTGGAGCTAATCTCCATGTCGGTGATGATTCCACCAAAGGCAAGAGAATCAGTGCCTGAAGAACTGCCAGTCGTGAACAGCTCAAACGACGCATCTGCCGCGTCACCTGTTTTCACAACGTCCTCAATAAAGGCAGCCTGTCCGGTCGCGTCTGGGTCATACACCAGCTCAACAGTGCCAGAGCCGCTGATCATGCTGCCAACAAACTGACGAAAGGTGTTGCCATGAACGCTGGTGTCAAGCGTTTCTTTTGTGGTTGTCAGGCTCCAGCTTCGGGTGCCAACAACTGCGCCAAGACTGCCTGCCCCAGTTTCAAACTGGACAGAACCGGATTCACCTCGGATGGTGGCCATGGTCAGAGTTCCTCGATGGATTCAAAGGTCACACGGACCTGTGTTTGGAAGTAGCCCTCGGGTGCTGGTGAAGCCAGTGCCTCTGGACCAATTGGGGCGTCGAAGAAAACCCCCGACACGTTCACCCTATTGTAAAGGTCACGAATGCGTTTTCCAATAACGTAATTAGCCCCAGGGCCTACGCCCTTGCCAGAAAAAATGTTGATCACAACCAAGCCAACAATCCGGTTTCGTGAGTTTGCAGACAAGCCATGGCTTAGGTATTCGCTTGAACCAAAGCTGGTTAAGCACTGAACAAACGAGCCGCTAGGGGTGGGCTCAAACGGCATGTTGTGAAACACCACCGGGGTTGGCGGGGTCTTAGCTAGCTCAGTTGCCAGCCGGCCTTCAATGGTTGCCCTAATGCTGTTTAGATCTGCAGCAGCCATCAGCCTCTCCTAATGATCTTTTGATACTCACCTTGAGCCCACGATTCAAGCTCTTTGCCGATCAACTCAGGGAAGCCAGCAACAGTGCCTTGACGTGTTCTGAACTTGCCTTTCCAAGAGGGTGGCAGGTTGGTTCCGTAGCAAACGGGTTCAGCATATTTCACGTTGTTGGTTACTTCGCCTTGATAAGGCTCAATTTTGTTTTGCCATGCGCCATGCAATCTGCCGGTGTTTACAGGCGTTGCATCCTTTGCTCGCTTCTCCCATTCCAGCGTTGTCACCTTGACCAGTTGCTTAATCTGACCGTCCATGTAGTTGCCGATCTGGTCTAGCGGGATCTCTCGTGCCATAGCTATGCCCTCAGAATCAACTCGTAAGTGATGGCAGTGTTCTCTTGCTCAGTCGTTGTCACGCTGATGATTTGATGGGCAACACTGCTAATCAGCACCCTGTCTTTTGTTTTAGGGGCAGAGTCCAAGTCTTTTGCGGCAACCGTTAGACGCTTGTCACCGGCCTGGATCAGCTCGTTGGCCTCTCTGTTGACCACATCTTCAAGAATGCCTTTCACGTCGCTGTCGCTTGTGGTTTCACCCACTTCGCCTGTTGTTGCGTTGTAGGTGCCAGGCGTAATGAACCGGATCGTTACATCACCACCAAACTTGGTGATGACCTTGTCCGCAACATTGACCAGCGAAGAGGCAATGCCCATCAGAGGTTGTAAGCGAGGCAGGCACCGCTAGTCAGCGTAATGCTGGTGATGATTCCGCAAATTTCTGTGTCTGCAACAAAAGTCTCACTGGCTAGGCTGTTGCCGGTTGCATTCTTGACTGTGATCGCACTAATCACAGTGTCTTCTTTGAAATAGATCTTGCTGAACCTGCCGGTGTGCGCAGCAGTGTCAGAGATGAACTCGAAGCCGCCTGATAGATCGTCGTACATGGTCAGCTCCGTTTGATTGCGATGTTGCCTGGTCCGCTGATTCTAAGGCCCGTCAAGTACCTTTCAAACATTGGCGGCACACGGTCAGCACCAATCGCGCCAGTCTTGTCAGGGGTTACGTCTAGGTTGCCGATCTTGACGTTTTTGAAATCCTCAAGACCGCCTAGGCCGATGCCGTCCACATTGTTTTTCAGGTAGACGGCCATCTCAATCTGAGCACGCTTGACCTGATCTGGAATCTCCGTATCTGTGAAGTAATCGTCAGAAATGCGAAAAGGGAAGCCAGTCGCATACGTGTTGAC